AATGTAGCTGTAGCATCAGGTGTTCCATGAGGATTATCACTAGATTCTTGACTTACAAGACTATCATTTTCTTGCAACAACTCACTTTCATCTTCTAACAAAATATCTCCAATATCAAAATTTATATGATCTATATATCTTTCTAATGTCCTAATTCTTGTAACTTTTGCTCCCTCTAAACCTTGAGGTAAGGTCAAAAGTATTGTTGTAAAAGTTCCTAAAATATTAGATATTCTTAGTTTAGGTCTAGGAAGTTGCTTACCATTAAACTCAAATCCACTAGCTTCTATTGGCATCCTTGTATATTCAACACTATCAAATATAAGATTGCCATTATTGTTTTCACTTACACCATTATGAAAATAATAAGTTGTATCAGCACCATGAATTGTGGTATCTAGTTGTAGTTGAAATAATTCAACAATATTACTAGGATTTATCTTCTGTAGCTCTGATACAGGAGTAGCCATTAGGGTTCAAAAACTTGTTGAAACGTCATGTTTAATGTTGCTCTGTTTTTATAAGGTATTGTTTTAGTCCATCTAGGGCATATCCATTTATATTGTGTGCTACTGCCAGGAGGAGTCCAATCAAAAGAAGCACCATCATCTGCTCTGGCTTCAAGAAATGTTTCTATAGTATCTGAATCTGTTTCTGAAACATTAAAAGTTAAAGACCAAACATAAGGTTTTGTATTTAATCCAAATTTAATTCTATGTTGGTAGCCATCATTAAATTGAGCAACATTTACTTTTGGTGTTGTAGTTTTACGAGCTTGATAACTTGGATTAATAGAGGGGAAAGTAGCCATTATGCAAGTAAACCTCCAGGTCTTTTTTCTTTAATAAGTTCTGATTGAACAACTGCTCCTATTAATCTACCTAATTCTTCACCATTTGCTTCGTTTCCTTCAACAGATGTACCAGAAGCATCTACATTTACTACTACAGTTGCTCCTCCAAGTGCATGATTTGGTGTAACCGTACCTGTAACTCCTGGGGTAAATAGTTCTGGCCCACGTTCTCCAACTAAATGAGTTCGACCAGCTTTAGCTATACCTCCATTAGCTAAAGGTTGACCAAAAAATTCATCATCAAAATCTCTACCAAATATATCTGTACCTCCAGTAGTTGAACCCCTTGAAGGAGCAAGCCCTCTATCAAATGGAGTTCCAAAAAAATTTAATCCAATGCCTAATATTTTCAACTGTATTTGTTTAGCGATCATCTTTGCAGCCATATCTAAAAACGCATCTGCTGTTCTATTAAATAAATTTGCCAATGCCTGTTGTGCTGTCATTGATCCTTTTACAATACCTTTAAATGATTCTCCAAAAGCATTTCCAATAGTTTCGGCTGCTGTTACAACCATATAACTAGTACTTGTTAGTTTTCTAAGCTCTGCTGATGTTTTATCCATAGCTGTAGGAATAGAATAACTCATAGATTCCATTTCTCTATTAAGCTCTTTCATTAATTCCTGAATAGTTGGTAAACCTTCTTCTAATTTCTTAAATTCTTCTAAAACTTTTGCAACACGTTGTTCCATTCGCTCGCTAGCATCTAAAAATAACCCTGGATCAATTTTCCCTAAATCAACCTGTCCAAATGTTTGTATTAGATTCATAATACGAAAAGTTTCACTAAGAATGAATCTTGCTTTATCTCTAAGTTTTATTTGCCTAGCATCTGACAACTCTGCTTCAAGATTTGCTTTTAATAGTGCTTTAGATACCGAAAGTTGTAAATTTTTAAATCCTGTTGTTTTTGCCTCTCTTAATAATTGAATTTGCTGTTGAATACTTAATTTATTACTCGTATCTAAAATAGCTGCCATAGCAGTTTTAGTATCATTAACAGCAGCTAAATTTTTAAAAGTATTTGGATTATCTCCAAAAATAAATGCAGCAGCTTGTCCTGTATCTCCAAATCTTGCAAACGCACCAGCCATCGCAATAGCTTCATCTTTGGTTACATTTAAAGCTGTTGCAAGTTCTCTAATATTGTCTCTGGTAAACTCTGCTGAACTTCCAGCATTTCTTAATACAAAATCAAGTTGAGTTATTGATTCATTCATTTTGTCTTGTTGTTCTATAAACTGTCCGATTGCTGTACCTGCAATAGATAAAGCAAAACCAAATTGACCTCCTATCATTCCACCTGCTGCACCACCAATAGCACCACCTGTTGCTGCTGCACCTGTTTGTCCAAATAATAAAGGAAACGCACCACCGATTATTGCACTACTAGCAATATTGCCCATATTGCCTCTTTGATATTTAGCGTTTTGTTGTTTGGCTTTTGAGTTTTCTTTAGTTGCTTTTGTATTTTGGTTCTTAACTTTAGTGTTTTGAAGGTATTGACTATTGTTTAGACCTAGACTTTTAGTTTGTGTTTTTAAGGCTTGAGTAGCATCTTTATGTCTTTGAGTTCCTATCTTTACGTCATTGACATAATTTTGTAACGATTCTGCGGTTGCGTTTTGTGCATTATTAGTTTTACCAAAAGCCTCTCCAGTTTCATTAATCTTTTTGACAAGTCCATCCATATCTTGTCTGTATTGTTTTATCTGATTACGAGCACGTTTTCCTCCTTTACCTCCAGCATTTCTAGGGTTCTCTATATCAATACCACGAATACTATCGACACTTTTTGCTAATTGTTCTGCTTTCTTTTTTGCCCTATCAAGACCAGATTCTCCTACGATATTAAATTTTATATTTACACCGTAATCAGCCACAATAAAATTAAAACTTTATTTTAGTGTACCGCTTTTAGCGTTTTCTTGCNCGTGATTTAGTTTTTGCTTCTTGAATTGTTTTCTCTTCTATTTCTCTTTTTAATTCATAATATCCAGACCAACCTATTAGTTCTTCTTGTGTCATTTGTTGACACAATTCTCGAACAGTAAGTCCTAACTCTGAAGCTAAAAAATATATAAAATGCCAGTTATTATTAGCTTTTTAAATCTGCTTTCGCTTCCTCCATTTTGTATTCAGATCCAGAATTTAACATAGCTAGTTGTATTTCTTGAAGAATAGAAGCGTTTACTTCTCTTCTTAATGATGCTTTATGACCATCTTGAAATAATCTTTTACCATCTTTATCAAGAGCTTTTGTAATTAAAAGACTTAATGCAAAATCATCAGCAGATGAATTATCTCCAGACATAGCAACAATAGATTCTCTTTCTGCAAGAGTTAATGGATTCCAGTAGATTTCTAAAACCACTTCATCTCCATCTTTCAATTCATACAAATATTTTTGGTTTACACCAAATTTGTTCTTAAGCAGTTCAATCGCTTCCATAAATTTATTAGATTGCTATTCTATTATACTAAGCGTTTGCTGAAAATTGACAAGATATTATTCCAATGAAATGACTTCTATCCTCTATTTCTAATGGAGTTGGGCCATTAATGTCTAATACTCTAGGTTTACAACTAAAGGTATCTGTATAATTAGAAGCATTAACTGAAGTTAAGCCATCAATAACAGCCTCAGAGATAGAAGATAAAACAGAAGTACCGTTGCTTTTTGGAACGTACACATTACATTGAATTACTCCTGCATAATAATCTGAAGCTGCTCCTTGATTCTGTATTGTTGATTGACCAAAATTTACACTCATTAATATGTATTTCTTAGTCTTTCCTGGGGTTGTGTAATGAACATTATCATACACCATCAAAACAGTATTATCTGCTGCTGCAACTGCATCTGTTACTGCTTTTTCAAAAGCTGCTCTGGCGTTAACTAAAGTCATAATTAAAATTCTGTGTAACGGACACTTTCACCTTTTNATATTGAACCAAATCCTGTAGAAGTACTACCTCCAACAAATAATCTACCTTTTTCAGACATATTATTTTTAATTATTTTTGCAAGTGTTCCTCCTTGAACAAAATCTTGGATTTTTGTTGATTCCAAAGCATAAATAGAATATTCTGCTCTATTACCAATATAAACTGGCCTTTTATANTTAAAAATTCGTTTACCAGAACCGATAGGAAATCTTGGTTCAACTTTAGGATTTTTAGGACGTTCTTGTGGCGTAAAATCTCCTCGTTTCCTTTTTTCAAAGAAATTAATACTACGCTCTTGTTTTATTGATGCCCAGGGTTCATAATTTTCTACTTTATCTGAATCTCGAACAGCAGTTCCTTGTACTTTCCAACTAGAAGCAAAAAAACCTGTCCATACTGGAGAATTTTTTTTACTAGATAACTCTTGATGAACTTCTTTAAGCATTTTATTAAAACCACTACTAATATGATTATCCAAATCTTTAGGTAAATCTTTTAAAAATCTTGTAGCCATTAGAATCGCACCAGAATAACAAATAGATATGCCTGGCCTCCTTTTTTAGTGTCTATATCAACTATTTGAGCAACTCTTGTCGTTCCAGCAAACGTCAGTGTAATTTCATCGTCTAAATCTGCCTGATTATCTCCTATTTGGTCTGGTGTTATATATAGTCTTGCTTGTCTCATTTCTTGACCAGCCTCTTCTTCTGAACGTACAAAAGTTATTGGTGCGTTTATAGAATAAGAAGTGTCTGTTGTAGTTAAAGCACCTGTAGAAGTATTGTAAACAGGAGATGCTTTCTTTGTATAAGTAATACTATGGTCTAAAGAATTTCCTAAATCTGCAACTATAGACTTAGCAACATTTTTAAACAATGAGTCGAGTTGTCCTGCCATTACCCTCTAACTACCCTCATTTGATAAGATCCTGCTCCACCTAGCATATATGCTCCAAGATAACTTTGTAACCACGGGTAAACATCTAAAATATTATTAACAGAACCAGTTCCCTGACTATCAGTATTATATTTTACTTGCAAATCTCCTAATTTAACTTCTTCAAAATTACCATCTTTACCTGTAGTACCAGTAATAGCATCGGTATCATTTGCCAATGCCCTAGCTAATTCATATTGTGCATATTTAATATTCTGTGGAATTAAATCACAGGAAAGTTCTACACCATCTACCTGATAATTATTTCTTGGAAATTTTAGTGCCTGTCCATCATCACATCTGTCTCCATAATAAACAAAACTATCAATCCACCTTGTAGCTGATATTAATGCTCTATTTTTCTTATCATCAGTTTTATTGTCCCATTGAGTAGAACTAGGAACAGTTTCAAAGTATGTATTAGCTTCAGCTAATGTGACATAGCTATTAGCATTTGCTCCTTTTACTGTTGCATTTATAGTGGCTGCCACGATTAATAAAGTAATTTAGTTTTATTGTAGCGTAAAGAAAAAACCCCACCAATAATTGATGAGGTTTTAGATGACCACAACTTAATAATATTAAGGATTAGTTCCTGTATCAAGTGGGGAGTTAACGATTAGCTCGACTATAGGAATTAAGTCAGCATCGTATGTGATTGCCCAGTTGTTGTCATTAGCCAACAGAGCATTAGTTGGGTTGTCAGCAGCGTTAGTCCACTTAGTACCCATAACGTGATAAGCACTATGGTAATCAACAGACATAACATCTTGCTTAGATAAGATGTTTCTATCTGATTCAATACCTAGAGGAGATTGTTCACCTTC